CCTATAAAAATTGAAGATACTGAAAAGTTTTTAGAAGATATTTCTAGTTTATATTTTGAAGCAATAAATGAATATTATAATGATTATCAGAAACTAAGAAGTTCCAGAAAGATTGAAAAGGTACTAGAGATATAATGAATAAGGGCGTTATTATCTTTGCGTCTAACAACGGGTTAATCGATTATATTAAGATTGCATGTGCGAGTGCAGGGTTTGTTAGAAAGAACTTATCAGGGTTTGATGAGGTATGTCTAATAACCGACAAAGATTCTATTAATACAAAAGAAGACCACGAGTTAATTGAAAAGTATTTCGATAGAGTTATATATCAAGACATACTACGCAAAGAAGAAAACATAAGATTATTTAAAGACGGTGGTTCAGGCAAATCTGATTACGCACCTTTTGTTAATAAATCAAGAGGAGATATATATTCACTATCTCCGTATAAAGAGAATTTGGTTATCGATTGTGATTACTTTGTAATGAGTAACACACTTGACCAAGTGTGGGGTAGCGAAAGCGACTTCATGATTAATTGTCAATATAGGGACATTGCAGGTAGACATGGTGGTAATGTTTCCTATATTGATGATTTTTCAATACCAATGTATTGGGCAACAGTTTTTTACTTTAGAAAATCTGAATATGCAGAAAATTTATTTTCATTAATCTCACACATAAAAGAAAACTACAAGTATTATTATTTTCTATATAATTGCGGTGGCACTTTATTTAGAAATGATTTTGCTTTTTCAATGGCTATTCATATCATTAATGGTTGCGTAGATGCTTCTGCACCATCACTTCCTATTGATTATTTAAACAACAGTTTTGATTTAGATTCAGTGTTTAGAGTCAATGATAGTAAAGACATTATAATGTATTGTGCAAAAGCAGAGAAGACAAGTGAACATTTATTAGCAAGATTTAACAATACTGATATTCATATCATGAATAAAAAATCAGTCGAAAGACATATTGATGAATTTTTAAATTGTGGGAGTGTAAAATGAGCAAAGGTTATATAGCTATTGCACAAAACAATGAAGAACATGATTACTTAAAATTAGCCTATGCTATGGCGTTAAGTATAAAAGCTACTCAAAAAGAAAACAAGATATGTATTTGCGTTGATGAACAAACAAAAGAAACAATGCAAGACAAGTATAAAGAAGTATTTGATTACGTTGTTGACATTCCGTGGAACGATGATGCTGGTCAAGACAAGTGGAAAATACATAATAAATGGAAATATGCTCACATGTCTCCGTTTAAAGAAAGTATCATATTAGATACTGATATGGTGTTTACTCATTCAGTGGATCATTGGTGGGACTATCTATCAAAAAAAGATTTATGGGTATGTACAAATGTTAAAACATTTAGAAATGAAAATGTTGTAGATGATTATTATAGAAAAAAGTTTACACAATTAGAATTGCCAAATGCTTATAGTAACTTTACATACTTCAAAGAGTCTTCCACTACATATGAGTTTTTTCGTATGGTCGAAATTATTATGACACATTGGAATGTTTACTATGATAAGTTTATGAAAGGCACAGGTCAAAACTGGATGAGTGCAGATTTGGCATATGCATTAGCTATAAAGTTATTAGACTTAGAAGATACTGTTTGTGATTATAATATTAAAGATGTACCAACATTTGTACACATGAAAAGTTTCGTACAGAATATACCACAACATAAAATTTCAAATGACTGGACACAAAGTTTAACTAGCCAATTGTCAGATGATTTGAAAGTAAGAGTAGCAAACTATGAACAATCATTGCCGTTTCATTATGTAGAAAAGAATTGGATGACAGATGAAAAAATCCAACAATATGAGAGGGCATTAGGAGTATGAGTATATTAAGTGTAGAATTAACAGAAGAAAATAAAAGAGAAGTACGAGTAGTTTCATTTGATGAAAAAGGGAAAATAGATTCTATATCATCAAAAGTACCTGAACAAGAAAATCTTTTATATGCATATTTCACTATGGACGATATGATACCTTTTATGCAAGGTACAAATAAAATGTAAGACTACTTAGTTTCAAAAACTAAAGATGTATTCACATATGAAATTATCAAAACCAAGATAAGTATTAAAAAACGTTCAAAAGAAAGTCAGTTATTTCAAATACCAGATGTAAAAAATGTAGATATTGATATAACATATGACGGAAAAGAATTTAAATTTATACCAAGCGAAGAAATAGTAAAAGGGTCAGGTGTTAATAATTCACAACAGGTTACTGTAGGCGGCAAACATGCACATGTATTTTTTATAACACATGACAACAAGCCTGAACATTTGATACAAACAATGCAAATACCATTTGCTGATTTATTATCTGGGCCAGTTTCTATTAAATTCGACTATAATAAATACAGTATAAGTTTATATACCCAGAAGTTTCTGGAAACATATTCATTCAGGAGATTATAATGAAACTTGAAATAGGCGAACTAGATGTTTTTTATCTAAGTTATGACGAACCCAATAAAGAAGAACATTGGGCTGATATTATCAGTAAGTTCCCTTTTGCGAAAAGAGTAGACGGAGTAAAAGGATTTGATAATGCACACAAAGAATGTGCAAGACAAAGCGACACAGATAGGTTTATTACTATTGATGGAGATAACATCGTAGAAGAAAACTTTTTTGATTTAGAATTAATATTCCCAGAAGGAACAGATTTAGAAAACTCTGTTATATCTTGGAGTGCAAAAAATATGACTAATGGTTTAGTATACGGCAATGGAGGCATCAAATGCTGGCCAGTGAAACTTGTATTAGAAATGAAGACACACGAAAATGCAGTAGACGAAACAAAGAAAGTAGACTTTTGTTGGGACTTGAATTATATCCAGATGAATAATATATATTCACGTGTATTTAATTCCGGTTCTCCATTTCAAGCCTTTCGTGCAGGTTATCGTGAAGGTTCTAAAATGTCACTTGATGAAGGTAAGAAGGTACCAGTAGATGAATTTAAAAATCGTATCTGGCCAAAGAATTATGAACGTTTAATTACATGGTGCAACATTGGTGCTGACATAGAGAACGGTTTATGGGCATGTTATGGTGCAAGATTAGGATGTTACGATACTAATCTTAATGAAGATTTTATTCTTGAAAATATTTCAAGCTATGATTGGTTTAAAGAATATTTTGATAATACAGTTTTTCCAAAGTTTCAAGGTGGTGAAGAAAAATGTGAGAGAACTAAATTGGAATGGGATTACGATAAACTATTTGATGAAGCCGTTCGTATTGGTGATATACTAGAAGATAAAATTGGCATGGAATTATGTGATCCAACTCCTGAGGTTGCTAAGTTTTTTAAACGTGTTTATGTCAACCCACCAAGAGTTAACAATCCATTAGCAACAGAGAAACAAACTGGTTGGGACAAATAATTTAAATGTCTAACTATGATGATGACGCAATAGTAACGAGAGATAAGTTAAACGCTCTATCTCCGTCAATGTGTATGGCGAAGTGGTTGCAAGTAAGTTTGCATCTACCACAAGGTCGTACACATAGTTGTTATCATCCTCCAACACATCCAATACCATTAGAAGAACTTAAAAAAGATCCTAATGCGTTACACAACACAACTTTTAAATTAGAAGAACGCAAACAAATGAAATGTGGCGACCGTCCTGAAGGTTGCCAATATTGCTGGAACGTTGAAGACGCTCCGAATCCACCTAAGGGTGGTAGATTGAGTGATAGACATTATCGCTCAAGTGAATGGTGGGTAAAAGATGCCTGGGATGAAGTAGTTAATAATCCTTGGGACCACAACATCACTCCTAGATATGTTGAGGTGAACTTTAATCAAGCATGTAATTTTAAATGCAGTTATTGTTCACCACACTTATCTACAGCATGGGAAGACGATGTAAAAAAGCACGGCGGTTTCCGTTTCAGCAATGGTACAGGGCATAATGATATAGATTACTTACGTAAGACTGGTCTTATGCCACTTGAAGTTGCTCGTAAAGATAATCCTTATATTGAAGCATTCTGGAAATGGTTTCCAATGATATACAGAGACTTGAAAGTTTTTCGTATGACTGGTGGAGAACCGTTAATGGATAGTAACACGTTTAAAGTATTTGATTATGTAAACGAGAATCCAAATCCATTTCTTGATTTAAGTATTACATCTAACATGTGCCCGCCACAAGATAAGTTATTTGATAAATTTATTGATAAGATTAAAGCATGTGAAGAAATAAGAGTTTGGGAAGATCCAAAAAGATTTAATCCTGATAGTGGCAATCATTGGTATGTTGCTCCAGCATATAAGCATTTTAGTTTATATGTTAGTGTTGATGGTGTTGGTAAACAAGCAGAATATATGCGTGATGGACTAGACTTTAACAAGATGTATGAAAACTGTCGCAGAGTATTACGTGAAACAGACGGTACAGAAATTTCATTTATCAATACGTTTCAACTATTGAGTATTCCAAATCTGCGTGGTTTCTTGCAGATGGTTTTAGATTTACGTGAAGAATTTGGATATGAAAATCAAGAAGACAAAATTATACAACCACCGG